GCTGGGTAAGATACCGAAAGGGTCAAGCCATCTCACAGGTTTGCCTCCAATGTGCTAACCAATTAAAACGCAAGAATATGCTAGGTTTACATGGTGAAAGAGCACGGCATTGGAAAGGCGGTTGGCAAAAAGATATTAAGGGATATGTGCTCATCACGCTAACTCCAGATGATTTCTTCTACCCAATGGCAAATTACAAAGGACAAATTAGGGAACACCGTTTGGTTATGGCAAAACATTTAAGCCGTTGTCTCCTACCTTGGGAAGTAGTCCATCACAAGAATGGTATCAAAGATGATAACCAGTTATATAATTTAGAACTCTTAGGTTGTCAGGGTAAACATAACACTCAATTGGAACTAATAATAAAAAGGCAATCTCTCCAAATTAAAGCATTACAGCAAAAATTAAAATTGCATGAGTAGGTAGATTATCTTTGACGGGCGGTGGTAATTCACTTATTGAGCTATATGGCATGACTACACCCCAATTTTCAGATTTTTAGTTAGATATTCTGTTATCCATTTGTCTGTAAGATGGGGAGTTATATTCAAAAAATAACAAGCCTCAAGAATAATCCGACAGTCTTCTATCATATCGTCATAGTTAAAAATTCGTATCATCATCTCTTGAGATGGCATGATTACCTCCTGAAATACAAAAAAGAACCGCAAGCCTTTTACAGCCTGCGGTTCTTCCGTTGGGCTAATTTGCTACTATCTAATTTTTATTCAAACGGATAGGGTTCTAAATCTGGAGGAGTTCTATCTGCTTTCTCATAGCACCACTCAATAAACGTACTAACCTCTACATAGTCGCCTGACCATCCATAATTCCTTGCTAATTCAGCAAGCACGGAAAGGAATTCCCCAGTTAGTTGAGGCTCTAGTTTCTTGAGTCTCTCCTCTTCAAGCCGTTCAAATTCATCCATAAGGTTCCTCCTTTAGTCGAGTTTCACCGTCCTCTCAATAGTTACGAGAGTCGGTTTGCCCTGGCGTATCTGTATTTTAACGCTTCCATAGTCAAGATGCCAGTCTATTTTATCAAGTTCCTTCTTCAGTTCTAGGTCTTTCTGTTCTTCAGTCATTTTGGTCTTTTAGGTACAGCAATGCGGAATCTATATTGATTGTCACGGTCATTCTTAGCTACAGCAAGTGCCATCAATTCAGGTCGTGGTTTTATCCGTAACATCGTCCGTATTGCCCGTTGTGCAGCTCTCAAGATTGCTTCCTTCAGAATATCATCAATCAAATCGCAATCGCTAAACTCCACTATCCATCCATATTTCTTATATTCCCAACGTACCGTATCCAACTTCGGTATAAGGGGTTTTCGCTTGCCCCTATGCGCATTAAACGACGCTATTTCCTTTGTGACTGCTTCTTCAAATTCCCCCTGAATATCAAAAGCCATTTCTCCCCCTTTAGTCTTATTTGCTTAATATCGCCGGAGCCAAGGCACATCTACAATCGGGATGCTGAGGTGGAGCCATGACGCCACCACTAAACATTTGACCACGTGGTATTACCCCCTCGGCCTCATTCGCAGAACATTCTGCACTCACCAGAGCATCGCCAGCCGTTACCCACTCCTTGCCGTCAATTCCCATGTCTGTCATTTTATCAAGGCTTGCCTGAGACAGAGCTGATGATGTCTCAGTCCGGGCTATTAGCTGTGACCTATACCTGCTCATATCCATAAAGGACTTTCTTATATCCCTTGATAGCCCCGGTATGCCACGCTTATTCTTAATACCATCGCTAATAACCTGAGCCAGACGACGTTTTGTCTCCACATTCATCTGGGTAACTAGCCTAGCTCCTTGCTCCCGTGCATAATCCACAGCCCGCTCTATTGGTGGCCCCTCAAACTGTATAGGTATTCCCTTCTTGGTTTTACCCCAAGTTATCATTTGCACCACACCATCTAAGTAGATTGTGGTCAAGTGCCCTTCCACCATAGTAGTAAAGCCACTACCAAAAGCCTTTATAAGAGCGTCCAGTATGTTTTCAGTCTCAGACCCCAAGCTTTCCTTCACATATCGGGTATGGAGTTTATCCAGTTTATGATAAGGGAAGGCATCCTCTAGGGACTTGAAATATTTAGCTATGTCTCTTTGCAGTCTTTTTTGTAAAAGCACATTCTTAGTGGAGTTCGGATTAGCAGGGATTTCACTTTCAAGTAAATTTATGAGACTATCAATTTCGGCTACTAGAAGTGTGTCCATATTTTTCTAACTCTTTAACCCTTGCCAATAATTCTTTAACTCTTTTATCCTTACCATCGGCAAGCCCTTTGGCGTAACCATCACGATATCCTTTGCTATGATTTAGGTTATGCTCACCTAGACTGCTAGTAAGTTCTAAGTTTCCAATTTGGTTATCGTCTTTGATTCCGTTCTTATGATGAACTATCTCAAAAGATTGTAAGCAACGCCCTAGATGCTTTGCCATAACTAAACGATGCTCTAAAACATAGCCAGATGCATTTGCCATTGGGTAGAAAAAGTCATCGGGAGATATCCATATTGCGATATAGCCCTCTCCCATCCTATTCCTTCCACCCTTCCAATTAGTGGCTAATTCACCTCGCTTGCTTCCATGTGCTTTGTTGCTACAATGACGAGAACAGTATAAAGCCCTTCCACTTTCTACTTTATATCTATTAACATAAAATAACTTCCCGCATTGTTGGCAATTCCTCTCTACCTTGCCACCTTTCCACCAATAACTCTGCTCCCCAGTTTTAGTGTTAAGCTTCCCTGAACATGAACGACATAGTTCTGATATTGGATGATTTCTAACTAATCTAACCCAGCGTTCCTTTCCACATTTCTTACAAGCATACCAAATATATTTACATCCTTCGGGAAATCCAATATCTTTACCTTGCTTGATATCTCCAACTTTTAATGCCACTTCTAACCTCCTACCTAAAGTATAATACATTGGTAGGAGATTGTCAAATTATTTAGCCCTCTTTCTCTTCTGTTTTCTAGGCTTAATGGGTTGGCTGGTATCTCCGCTTCCATCAGCTGAATTAGGCTGTCCAATTCTGCTATCAATGTCGGTGGCATCAGCTATCTCTCCTGTTACCTCTGCCCTCAATGCCTTCCCCTTTTCACAATCACAGAATACCCTGATTAGACCGTGCTCTTCTTCTGTAAAACCCCTATCTCCACATTTTTCACAGTTCATTATTTACTCCTTTCAGATTTGTTTGCAAGCAAAGCCTATCCCCGCATCCTGTAATTCAGGGAGTATAGTTTCCCTGATAGCCTCTAAAGCCATCTCTCCCGCTTTCTGGGTTTGCTCAGGGCTAGTACTGTGGACGCCGAGTATAAGCGTATCATTCTCATAATAGACAAGCCATGCTGCCACTCCTAAGCGCACTGTCCTTAAGCGGTCAGTTAGTTTCTGGTGCAATACCTTCAGCTTGGGCATTTATCCCTCCTTTTTCTTCAATACTTCTTTGAGCTCCCTTAAAATCCTAACCGCACGAGCCTCTATATTACCCTTGCTCTCTTTATTAAGCTCGTCTAGCACCTCTGCCGTGTCGTTTATACCTAGTGCCATAAGCGCAACTTGCTGAACATCTGGCGAAGAAGCAAGCTCGGGCATAACCTGAAGTATCTGAACAAGTGCCGTGGCTGCCTGTGCCACATCCGCTGGAGCTATCGCAGGGAAGTCCCTATCGATGTACCATTTGTCAGGCGGCACATGGTTATGCTCAAGGATGACCTCGTTTATATCCTTGTAAGCATCACTCCAGACCTTTTGATATGACTGGAACATCTTCATCATTGGCAGCTCTACCGTCTTGGCTGTTGCCAGATTGCCGATAGAGATATCGCCGAAGTATTGCTCGGGAATACCTACGGCAGCCGCTATCTGTAGTTTAATCATACGACCGTCTTGGTATGCGGCTGAAGCCCCTGTTTCTGTCTTAATTGGAGTAGTGTCACTTCCCATATTCTCCAATAGGGTTGAACCGGCAGCAACTTCCTTTTCATGAGTCTTAGCCTTAATAGCATCCACAGCGGCTTGACCGCCTTTTATCTTCCCCTTCCAGGCAAATTTAGCCAGTGCCAGCATAATTGCTATACGGCTACTCAAAAACTTGGTGTGATACTTCATCCATATCATCCAGGTTAAGGCTGGCAGTAGTAGCGGATTGCGGTCATTGTATTCCAATCTATAAAGCAAAGCGTCTTCAGTCTTTTGAACACTCTTACCATACATATCGGGGGTAGCCACATTCTTAATATTATCCGTGCTACAATATATGGCTTCATGTGCCTTGCCTTGTCTATCCGACCATTGCCTACGATAAAACCTCTCATCTTCTTTGTCATCTGGGTCTGTGATTATCTCAGTTATCTCCAAAGGGTCAATACGTCTGATTGTCGCTGTTCCATTGGGACCAAGGAAGATAGCGAAATAAACCTCACTGTCGATTAGTAGTTTATTGGATGACTTCCTTTGTCCTGCTGCCCCTAAGATTCGCCGATTAGCCTTAGCATCCCAAAATGCCTCCAATACCTTCGTGACTTTATCATCTTCAGTCTGCCATGTCATGCCGGAGCCGAAAGTGTAATCAGTCCACAATCTTATAGCCTGTTTGCCCATTGGGTCTTTGAGGGCATAGAGTCGGGATAGTTTCACGTTCGCTATCCGCTCGGCCGATGTGATAATATCGCCAGTAGTACCGCTCAGGTTTATCCAGCCTTCGTCCTCTAGGGCTAAGTCCGCCTCGACGCTAGCGGTAGCTTCCCTTATCAGGATTTCAAGCTCGTCCCTAGGTGCAAGCTCTCTTAAACGGGATTCATGTTTATCTTTCATATTAACTCCAGTTCCCTTACTTCAGACATGGAATCATAGATAACTATCTCTTCTTCGGGCTCAGGTTCACCTAGCATCAATTCTGTTATTGCCCACACCATAGCATCCATACGGTTAGGGGATTCCTTTGTCTCGCCTGGCACCCACTCGCATAATTCATCTTCAAGATAAGGAAAGTCACCTACAAGATGTATTCTACCTTGCTCAAAGCCAGCTACCACCGGCTCTGCTCTAACTGCCTTACCACGAGAAGCATGAACCATCTTATAGCGAACTATCTGTTGTCTGGCCTTAGCTGATTGCATGATGGTTGACTCTACCATATCCCCCCCATAGTTCTGCTCACCTACTACCATATCAGCCATATTGCGATTGTAAGCAGTCAAAACAGCATCAGCCCATGTATCCGGGGAGCCACGAAGTGTTCTATCTTCTAAGATATAACCATGCCCATCTGTCCCTAATCCAGCAGTGACTATACCACACTCAGTCCTGCCACCAGGAGGGTCAACCCCTACCACTATCCGGCTTAAGGAGGTGTATTGAGTGACTCGGCTCTTTGCTATAAGTTCTCTAGTCCATAAGGCACCGAATACCTCTTCAATATCCTCTGCCTCAATCTCCTGTCTATAAGACAGGCTGGACATATCATGTGTAATATCAGCCAGGGCAACTTGTGAGATATAGGAATTATTG